CATTTCCATATAGAGTAAATAATGATTATTCTGCAAATGATTTTTTACCAAAAGTAAATAAAAAATTAAGACAAATATCCAAAATAAAATCTATTACATCTGGAAAAATTGATTCGATAGATATTATTGAACCTGGTGAAGATTATTCTGTTGGAGATTCAATAAGTTTTGATAATACTGGAACGGATGGTAGTGGATGTTATGTAGAGGTTTCTAAAATTTATGGAAAAGAAATTAATAAAATAGAAACTTCTTTTAAAAATTACGAAAATGTAATATTTACTTGGAAAAATAATAATACAATTTCTGCACATATATCTCCATATCATGAATTAATAGATGGTGATATTGTTCAAATAACTGGTATTTCAACTTACATTTTGGGATTATCAAATAATCACAAAACATCGATAAATCGGTCAAATACAAGATTGACAAAAGCAATGACATCTAGTGGAATAGTAACTGATATATATGTTACAAATATTCCAGATATTGTAAGTATTGGCAGTTCTATTGTTATTGAGAATGAGACTTGTTCAGTTCTTAATATATTTAACGAACAAAATGTTATTAGAATTGATAGAGGATCCGTTGGGACTTCACATACATCTTCAACAATAGTTAATGTATATTCAAATTATTTTGATATTAATTTAAGTACTGATTATTTCGATTCTTCATTAAATGATATAGTTTATTTCAATCCAACAATTTCTATTGGAGTTGGTATTGATACCGGATCTTCTATTAGTCGTGAGTATTATATTGGAGATTATAAAAAAGATATATCAATTCCAACACAGAGCATTTATTTACCAAATCACCCGTTTAAAACGAACCAGAGGGTTTTATTTTCCGGAAGTTCTGGGGGATCTAGTATTAATGTCTCTAATATTTCTGGACCATCCCAATTTTCTTTGGGAATAGGAACTCATGTTTATATAATCAATAAATCCAAAGATTTTATCGGAATAGTAACTCAAGTAGGTTTGACTACACAAACTAATGGTTTATTTTTTATAACAAGTGGTAATAATAAGTATGATTATAGTTTTTCTAGCGTATCCAACCAAATATTAGGTTCAGTTAAAAAAATTGACGCAACAATAACAACATCTGAAAACCACGATTTATTGGATTCTGATTATATTAATCTCACTATTAAACCAAATCTTTCTGTTGGTATTGGAACTTCTACTTCTATAAGAGTAAGGTATGAACAAAATTATAACAAACTTTTGATTAATCCTGTAGGATTTAATTCTAGTTCTGTTAATGTTACTAGTAATATTATAACTCTACCTTCCCACAATTTTAAAACTGGTCAAAAAATATTTTATAAAGCAATTGGAACTAAAATAAGTGGTTTAACTACTAGTGAATATTATGTGTATAGGAATACTAGTAATAATATTCAACTTTGTGAGACATACATAGATTCAATATCAAATCCACCAACAATTATTTCTATTGGAAGTAGTGGTGGAAATAATCAAGAAATATCACAAATTAATCCAAGAATATTATCAATTAAGAATAATAATTTAGTTTTTAATCTTTCAGATTCTTCATTGTTAGGATATAAATTTGAATTTTTCTATGACAAACAATTTAATAAGAACTTTGTTTCAATAGCAAATACTTCCAATTTTACTGTTAGTAATAAGATCAATAATGCCGGAATTGTAACAGAATCAACTATTAATTTTAGCGAAAATTTGCCAGAGAATCTATATTACAGTCTAAGTAAAAATGGAATTCCGGTATTTAATAATGATAAAGATGAAGATTATCAAATTTCTTTTGTTGATGAGTTATACAATCAAGAATATAAAATTTCTGGAGTTGGGAGTACAACTTTTCACATCTCATTAAATGATATTCCACAAAAATTATCATATGTTCAAAGTGAATGTTCATATTTAAAATATGAAACTATCTCCAAATCTGCAAAGGGTGGAATATCAAATATAAAAATTTTAAACTCCGGTTATGGTTACAAAAAACTTCCAAAAATTTTAGAAATTGTATCCAAAAGTTTTGGAAAAAATTCCATTCTTCAACTAAATTCAAAGTCTATAGGAAAAATTGGAAAAATTGAAATTAATAATGATGGATATGATTATCCATCGGATAAATCATTAAGAGCACATGCTCGGATTGATACTATTGCCATTATAAGTGATAATGAGAAAATTGAAAATGTTAAAGTTCTAAGTGGTGGAAAGAATATTGTATCTAAACCAGAATTACATTTGGTAAATTTGGTTTCTAGAAAAAAAGTACTTAATGGATTATTTGAGGTGCAGTTGGGTAAAAATAATATTAGTCAAGTCAATATTATACAAAAACCAACAGGTTTGGAATCAGTAAATCATCAAATTTTTACTATTAATAACAGCAATGGAATTTCGATAGAACAAATTACTAGTGCAACTAATGGAATTGTCGAATGTATTATAAGAACTCCACCAATCACTGGATATACTATTCCACCATTTGAAGTTGGTGATTTAGTATTTGTTGAGGGAATAGTAAAACCTTCAAAAACAGATGAATTTGGAGTTGTAACTTATCCTGGAGATGGATTTAATTCCATTGATCATGGATATAATTTCTTCAAAGTTGTTGAATTTATCAATACAGACCCAGCAATTTTAAAATATGATATCAACGAATATACTTTGACTCCAGGAAAAATTCCCGCCGAATTTTCAGCATTTTCCCCATCACAATTTACTGCAATTACAAACATTAAAAATTACCCCATATTCCAACTAACTCAAATAATAGATAATTTTGTTGATAATGAAAATATAATTATAAATGGTAACGTATCAAATGCTTTAGTTAAAAAATCTTCAAGTAATTCATTAAATATTTTTGATCCCAATAATAGTCTCAAAAATTACGATATTATTCGGGGTGTATCATCCGGTGCAATTGCAAAAATTTCTAGAGTATTTAATTATGATAATGTAAGGTATACAATAGATTCTACAAACAAAAAAGAACTTGGGTGGAAAACTGATATTGGAAAATTAAATACTGACCTTCAAGTCACAGCAGATAATGATTATTATCAAACATTAGCATACTCTGTCCAAAGTCCAATAGAATATATAAATTTTGTAGATTATGTAAATAATCTTGTTCACCCTATCGGTACTAAAAATTTTGCTGATGTTGGAATTACTTCTGCTGCAAGAAGTTCCATAGGATCTAGTGAAACTTTGCTAACAACATTGGACTTTGTACAAGAAAAGAGGATTGATACTATTGATAATTTTGATCTAGTTGTTGATTATAATACAGTTGGCGATTCTTCAACATTGATAAAATTTAAAAATAAAAAACTTTCCGATTTTATTGAATGTTTAAGTAATAGGGTTCTTCAAGTAGATGATATTAGTAATTCTTTCTCCAGTTCAGAATTTAATAAGGATACATTTTTGGAAGCTTATGAATATCCACTAACTGATTTTTATTCTAAATTTTTAGTTCAAGTTTGCGACACTGAACAAGAAAGTTATCAACTTAGTGAAATTATTGTAATAAATGATTATAATACAACATATACAATGAATAAATTAGATTTATATAATAATGAAAGTCTTGGATCATTTAGTGGAGAAATTGGTCCAGTTGGAGATCCTATTTTAAGATTCAATCCATCGGATCCATATAATAAGGGATATGAATTAAAAATATATAGAGAGTCATTTGATCCTGGCACAAAAAATGTTGGAGTGGGATTCACCGATTATGGATTTGTTAGATTGAGTGGAAAAACGGAAAAGTTGGACCCAGGAGTTGGAATTTCAACTACAATGTTTAGGGGTCTATTAAATCAATTTAATACAATTTTTTCCAGTTCTCTAATTATTGATACTGATAATAATAAACTAAATTATTATGAAGTAATAGGTTATCATGATGGAGTAACTCCCAATATAGCCGAATTTTATTTTGATTCTGAACAATCAATTAGTGGATTATCTGGAAGTTATATTGGAACTTTTGGACTAAATGTTTCTGGTGGCATATTAAATTTATCCTTTTTTAGTAATAAAAATAACAATATCGTAGTAAAAACAAAAACTGTTGGATTTGGAACTACTGCTGGTGGAATTGGCACTTATAGATATTTGGTTGATGATCAAATTCCAGGAACTGAACAAACAACAAGATTGGAATCGGATTATAAAGTTATAACAGGAATAACAACAATTAAAACTTTTGACAGTTCTGTCGAATCCTCATTAAAGTCCTTAATAAGAGTTGGTATTGGATCAACTGTTGCATTGCACCAAGTTTCTGTTATAGCAAATCAAGTATCAAATAATATTCAACATTATCCCTTTATATCTATAGGGTCTACTTCAGGAATTGGTACATTTTCAACTGAAGTTCAAGGTCTAAATGTTTCGGTAAAATTTCATCCAGACAGTCAGTTTCAAAACAGTCAAATATTAGTTCAAAGTTTTGATCAATTCATATATTCATCTCTTGATGAGTTTAATATTCCAGATGAATTACTTTATGGAACATCTAAAGAAAAATTTTCAATTAATAAATATGGGTCCATAAACAATTTTGGTAAAGATAGATTAAATTTTGATTTAAATTATGATAGAATTCCAATTTTTCAGAAAACATTTAATCCAACAAGTTTGAGTACATTAAATAAAGCAACTGGAATATTTACAATCAATAATCATTTTTTCCAAAATAATGAGGAATTAATATACACTCCAGATTCAACCTTAATTGGAATTGCCGCATCTTCAGTAGGAATTGGTACTACTATTGTTGGTGGAAATTCTATTGAAGGTGACTTTATTGTTGGGTTTTCCACAATAACTGGTATAAGCAACATTGATGGTATTGTGGTAGGAAATCAAATTTCTGGAAAAAGTATTACAAACAATACTACTATTGTAAGTATTGGTCAAACTTATTCATATTTTATTGGAAACGTTTCTTCCGGATCATCTGTTATTACAGGAATTGCAAATACTACAATATTATCTGTTGGTGCAGGAATATTTTCTGGGAATAATAACTCTTTAGGAACAATTTTCAGTATTGGAATAAATTCTATTACTGCATCAGCACCAATTGCTGCTGGGGGGTCAAATAGAATTTATTATACAAATACACTTAAATCTTCACTAACATTATCCAATGTTTCTGTGGCATCTACATTTAGGGAGATTTATACTGTTGGAATTTCAACAAATATATGTCCATCTAAAGTTTATGCTATAAAAATAGATGAAAATAATTTTAAACTGAAAGGAGTTTCTGGACCAAGTGGAATTGGATTTACATTTACTTCAATAGGATCTGGAAATTATCATAGACTTGAAATGAAGAAAAAAAATGAAAAGTCATTAATTACAGTTAATGGGGTAAATCAATATCCATTAAGTTATACACCTTTGGTAGGGATATTAACAGGAAATATTGGAAATTTGGTAAGTATTGGAGCATCATTTATTAGATTGTCTGGAATATCTTCAATAATGTCAGATGACATTATTAAAGTAGAAGATGAATACATGACCATTTCAAATGTTGGGTTTGGTACGACTACTACTGGTCCAATTACTGGGATTGGGACAATTCCTATAATTCAAGTTGAACGTGGTAAACTTGGATCAACAGAATCCGATCATTATGATGGATCAAATTTCAGAATTTATAAAGGATCATATAATATTGTTGGCAACGAAATTTGGTTTGCAGATGCTCCAGATGGTAAGGCAAATAATGATAGACTTTTAAGTACTTATTTACTATCACCAAAATCAACTTTTAATGGTAGAATTTATTTGAGAAAAGATTATACAAACAATCAAATATATGATGATATTTCCAACAATTTTACTGGAATAGCAAGAACATTTACCTTATATAAAGAAGGAAATACAGTTTCAAATGCAATATCTGGAAATAATTTAGTTTTTATCAATGATATATTCCAAACACCTGATACTGTAAATAATGAGGGAAATAATTATGAGATTTTAAATTCTGGAATATCTAGTGTATCATTTACTTCCACAAAAGGACTTCTAGAAAACCCGAATACAATTTTAATTGTTGAAACTGATGTGAATCAAAATCTAGTTCCAAGAGGAGGATTAATAGTTTCCTTGGCATCAACTGGGGGAATTGGATATGCACCTTTAGTTGGAGTTTCATCAGTAATGTTGGATGTTAAGATAGGTGCTGGAGGATCAATTTCTTATATTGGATTCACATCTTCAATTGTAGTTGGAATTGCAACAACAGGGATAATTGGAATGGCAACAGATAGGATAACTGGAATTACAACTCGCAATGTTCGTGTCAATCAAAAAATTACTGACATATTATCTACACAAAGGTCTGGAGATATTATTCCAAATATTACTAAAATACTACCATTTGATACTAGAGTATCCTCTATTGGAATTGGTACAGTTTTTTTAAACAAATCATCAACAAATGCAAGTTCAATCTCAACTTCGTTTGGATTTGATATGGGTCCAATATATGGTTCTGGATATAATAAATCTACAATTTCAATCGGAATTACGGATTCAAATCACACTGGAACTCGGGCAATAATATCCGCAACTATTGGTGCTGGAGGATCTATTACTTCATTCAATATTAATAATGGTGGGACGGGATATACAAATCCTCTAGTTTCAATATCTGACCCATCTTACGAAAATTTATCAATTCAACCTATAAGTAGAATTGGCACAAATAATCCAAATACATTGGGAGTTGGATTATCAATAACAGTAAATGTTGGTCCAAATTCCAAAAATGTTGGAATTGGAACAAGCTATTTTGCAATAACATCATTTGAAATTAAAAAACCAGGTTATGGATTTCAATTGGGAGATACTTTTTCACTAGTTGGACTAGTAACAGATTCCAGACTTTCTTCACCGGTAGAAAAATTAATTTTTACTGTTGATGATGTAAAAACTGACAGTTTTGCATCTTGGCAACTTGGAGAATTTGATTTTATTGACAGTACTAAAGATTTGCAAAATTCTGTTAGAAAAAGATTTCCTTTGTTTAAAAATGGATCATTACTAAGTTTTGAAAAAAATATTGGCAATAATGAGTCTCGAAAGATTGACTATGATGCACTATTGTTAATTTATATAAATGGTGTTATGCAAGAACCAAGTATTTCATACCAATTTAATGGGGGAACTTCATTTACATTTACTGAAGCACCAAGATATGAAGATAATATTGCAATTTTCTTCTATAGAGGTACTGCAGGAGTTGACAGTAAAGAAACTGATATAATTCCAACAATCAAACCTGGAGATACTGTACAAATTGAAAGAAATCCACAAATTATAACGACAATTTCTCAAAGTCCTAGAATAGCATCATATATTGTATCTTCTGATATTCTTGAAACGGGTATATACCTTGAGGAAGGTATTGATGAAATTAATTTTAAACCAATATCTTGGTCTAAGCAAAAAACCGATTTAATCATTAATGATGTTATCCAGTATAAGGAAAGAGATTCTTTAGAGTCTTTAATATTTCCTACTGCAAAAATTATTAAATCAATAGATTCTTCTAGTACAGATATTTTTGTAGATAATGCACAATTTTTCAATTATGAAGAGAATTCTGGTGGAGGATCAATTAATGAATTTGATGCTTTGGTTATTTTGGGTAATGAACCAACATTTGCAGATATAACCACAAATGTTTCTGTCGGAGGAACTACAATTTCATCATTAACAATCAATAATGGTGGAAGTGGTTATAATTATGTCGGAGCAGGAAGTAGTGTTCAACTTAAATTGAGATCTATTGTTGGTTTGGGTGGCAGTGATGCCATCATTTATGCTCCAATTTCAACCGCAGGAACAATAACCACACCAATCAATATAGTAAGTTCTGGATATGGATATACATCTTCAAATGTACCTGAAGTTATTGCACCAACTCCGAGTCCTAGCAAAGAATTAATTAGTAATATTACTTTTGTTCAAGGATTTTCTGGAATAATAACTGGAATTACCACATCTGCAGGAATAGGAACCGATCTTGCAATTCAATTTTATGTTAAATATGACCAGAATGATGCAGGATCAGTATCTGATTTACTTAGTGATAGTCAATATCCAATATTAGTTTTTGATTCTAAAGTTGGTAAAGGTACAACTTCTATTGATAAACTTGATAATGTTGTTGTTGGTGTTGGGACCACATTTGTAGATAATATCTATTATGTACATTCAGTTTATTTAAATAATTTGGTGGGAATTATCACCTGCAATATACATTCAAAAACGGATTGCGTTGGTATAGGTAGCACTTTTGGTTCTCAAATTTGTGGTAGATTTTCTTGGGGAAGATTAAGTTCATTTGCCAGATTATCATCTTCACCATTATCAATAAATCTTAGTAGTTATAATACAAATTCTGGTCTTACATCATATCCAACTATACAAAGAAGAAATTATGGATTGAGAAATACTGGTGCTATTGTAAAAGATATTAATTAAGTATAATATAAATATAGAAAAAAGAGATAATAATGTCTGCGATTGTTACCGATCAATTTAGAGTACTAAATTCTAAAAATTTTGTGGATTCTGTTCAAGATCCGAACAATTCCTATTATGTATTTCTAAGTCTCCCCAATCCATCTATTGTTGGATTTGGTAGAACTGAGCAATGGGATTCCAATACTCCACCACCAATAGATAACCTCAATTATTTAAATCATGTAAAGGATACTATTATTTTTGGTAGGAAAATTACACCAAATAATATTAGAAGATTGATTAGAAGGGTTAATTGGACTGCCAATACCGTTTATGAATTATACAGACATGACTATAGTGTATCAAATCCATCCCAAAGAACAAGTTCTTATAGGTTATATGATGCAGAATATTATGTTATTAATAGTGATTATAGAGTTTATATTTGTATCGACAATGGATCGTCTCCAGTTTATCCTTTGGGAAGACCATCACAAGATGAACCAAAGTTTGTCGATTTGGAACCATCAAGAGCCGGAGAAAGTAATGATGGTTATGTTTGGAAATATTTATTTACAGTAAATCCCAGTGACATCATTAAATTTGATTCTATAGAATACATCCCCATACCAAATAATTGGGAAACTAGTGATAATTCAGAAATAGTTGCAATTAGAGATTCTGCAGATTCTTCAGTAAATTACAATCAAATTAAAAAAGTTTTTATTCAAAGTTCTGGAAATGGATATAACGTAACAGATAGTCAATTGGATATAATTGGTGATGGTGAAGATGGTAGAGTAATAGTTGATGTTGTTGGTGGAAAAATAAATGATGTCGTAGTTTCTAGTGGTGGTAGGGGATACACTTATGGTAGAGTAGATTTATCTACTATAAATCAAGGAGCAACTTCTTTTGCACATTTAATACCAATCATTCCACCATCTCTTGGACATGGGTATGATATTTACACAGAACTTGGGTCCGATAAATGTTTAATTTACGCAAGATTTGATGATTCGACAAAAGATTTTCCCATAGATACTAGATTTTCACAAATTGGAATTATAAAAAATCCAACAATTGTTGGGTCTTCAAGTTCAATATTTACTGAAAATACATTTTCAGGTGTAACTGGATTAAAATTAACTGGAGTAACAAATCCGGAAGATGCAATTCCAGGAACTACAATATATCAAACAATTGGTCTTAGCACAGCAATTGGATATATTGCATCATATGACAACGAAACAAAAGTTTTAAAATATTTTACGGATAGATCTTTATTTTATAATAAAATTTATAATAATCAGATAGATAGTAAATCTGTTGGATCAGAATCAATTAAAATAGGATTTTCAACTGCTGGAGGTACTATTGAAGGAAATAGTTTTTCTGCATCTATTCAAAATTTTAGTGGAATTACAACATCAATTTCTCCAACAAAAACAATTAGATTGGATTCAACTTTTACAAATGGTATCTCTCTTCCTGAAATAAATAAAGCATCAGGAGAAATTGTATATCTTGATAATCGTCCTCTTGTAACTAGAAATCCAAGGCAAAAGGAAGATATTAAAATCGTACTAGAATTCTAAAAAAATGGCACAAAAAATAAACTTAAATGTTTCTCCATATTATGATGATTTTGATGCTGAAAAAAATTTTTATAAGGTTCTTTTTAAACCTGGAACTCCAGTACAAGCACGTGAATTAACAACTCTCCAAACAATTTTACAAAATCAAATTCAATCTTTTGGAAGCAACATATTTAAAGATGGGTCTGTAGTTGTTCCCGGAAATATAACTTATGATCCAGATTATTATGCAGTAAAAATAAATTTGTTTCATCTGGGATTGGATGTTGAATTTTATGTTGAAAATTTAATAGGAAAAAAAATAATTGGTCAAACATCAAAAATTTCTGCAATAGTTCAGAATGTAATAAAAAGAACAGATTCTTCATTATCAACAACTACTCTCTATGTAAAATATCTTAGTTCAGATTCCAATTTCCAAACATCTAAGTTTATAGACGGAGAAACATTAATAACTCAAGATACATTTAGTTATGGAAACACTACCATAACTTCAGGAAGTACTATTGCATCTTTAATTGAATCAAATTCAACATCTACTGCTTCCTCAGTTTCAATTGCACCAGGAATTTACTTCATTAGAGGATTTTTTGTTAATGTATCTCAAGATACATTAATTTTGGATCAATATACCAATACCCCATCTTACAGAATTGGTTTAGAAGTTATTGAAGATCTCACAACTTCTTATGAAGATTCTTCTTTATATGATAATGCAAAAGGTTTTACCAATTATGCTGCTCCAGGTTCCGATAGACTGAAAATAAGTACAAAATTATCTAAAAAATCTTTAACAGATTTTAATGATCAAAATTTTATTGAAATTTTAAGAATTACTGACGGACAAGTTAAAAAAATAAAAGATACGAGCGACTATTCTTTAATAAAAGATTATCTAGCAAAAAGAACGTATGAGGAATCTGGAAATTATTCTTTAGCACCATTTGAAATTGACGTTGTAGATTCATTAAATAATTTATCGGATTCTAATGGATTATTTTTGGCAAGTGAAAAAACTGAACAATTAAACACGCCGTCAGAAGATTTGTTATCTATAAAGGTTTCTTCGGGAAAGGCGTATGTTGGTGGATTTGATATTGAAAAATCCGGAGCAACTGTTTTAGACGTTATAAAAACTAGAGAAGTTGAAACTGTAGCATCAACATCTATCCCATTCGAAATGGGAAATTTAATTGTAGTTAATAATGTTTCCGGAGCTCCAGTCATTGGAATTAATAATGATTATACTGTAGAGTTATATAATCAAAGAAAAATTGGAAATTCTAGTGCTTCCGGAACAAAAATTGGAGAAGCAAGAGTATATTCCTTTTCAGTAAGTGATGCTCCATATGAAAATAAAAAAACTAATTGGAATTTATACTTATATGATGTACAAACATATACAGTATTAACTCTTAATTCAAACATATCTTCCCAAGATTGTCCACCAACATCATACATAAAAGGATCTAGTAGTGGTGCTTCTGGATATGTTGTTGGATCTCCAAGTGGGGGTGATATTACTTTGTCCCAAACTTCCGGATCTTTTATTTCGGGAGAGCAAATTATAGTCAATGGTGATAATTCAATATCAAGATCTATAAAATCTTTAAGAGCATATGCTGTAGATGATATAAAATCATTATATCAAGATTCATCTTCAATGGGACTACCGAGTGATTTTTCTGCAGATACATTTTTAGAGAAAAAAACACCATCAAATTTTAGAGTAAGTGATAGAATTATCATTACTGCCAGAAGTGGTGGAATAAGTACTGTTACTTCGCCAGGAAATAATTTTATTGGAATCAAGAGCGATACTATTATTAGATATCAAGTAGCAGGATTATCAACTGAAACATATAATAGAATTAGTTCCGTTTCTGCTGACGGTCTATCTATGATATGTGTTGGAGTTGGAACAACAGTTGCTGGAGTTTGTATTAGTGACCTTCCAACTTCAGAAACTACTACGTCCTTTACTTTGGGAATTCCATCAATTAAAAATACCCAAAAATCCTCATTATATTCAAATCTATCCAATACAAATATTTCGGAAGTTAATTTATCAAATTCACAATTAACATTTAAAAAACAAATAACTGGCAAATCTACATCATCATCAGGAACACTTTCACTCACAACATCAGATGTTGGAGTTGCTAATTGTTCATTTGAACCATTCAATACTCAAAGGTATTCAATTTTTTATTCGGATGGAACTATTGAACCTTTGTCATATGATAAAGTTTTAGTAGAAAATAATGGTCAAAATATATCATTTAGTGGTATATCAGCATCAAAATCGGCAACAATAGATGTAACAGTTACCAAAAATATTATTAAAAATAAGAAAAAATTATCTACAAGAAGTCAAAAAATCCAAATATCTAAAACTGCTGAAACTAGAAATAAAAATGTTAGCGGTTTATCAACAAATCAATACTATGGTCTTAGAGTTGAAGATGAAGAAATATCTCTTAGTGTTCCAGACGTATATAAAGTTATAGCAATATACGAATCTTTGGATTCATCATCACCAATTTTGGATAAACTTACATTTTCTTCAGGATTAAATTTAGATACAAATTCAATCTTGGGAGAAAAAATAATTGGATCCACTAGTGGAGCAGTTGGGCAAATTGTTACTAGGAGTTCCTCAACACAAATTGAGTTTGTGTATTTGAACAAAAATAAATTTCAATCTGGAGAAACTGTAAAATTTGACGAATCTAAAATTTCTTCTTCTTTAGTCTCCATAGATGTTGGTTCATATATTGACAGAACAGAAAATTACGATTTGGATAAGGGACAAAAGGATCAATACTATGATTATTCCAGAATAATTAGGAAAAATGGAAGAATCCCATCCAAAAATCTTCTAGTAATTTATGATTGCTATATTGTTCCATCTAATGATATTGGTGATTTATATACTGCAAATAGTTATGATTCTGAAAGATTTAAATTTGACATTCCACTACTAAAAAATCACTTAAGAGCATCTGATACTTTTGATCTCAGACCAAGAGTATCACAATTTACTTCAATTTCAAAATCACCTTTTGCATTTTCTAGTAGGAACTTTTCGGAATCTGGTGTTAATCCACCATTAGTTGTAGCACCAAATGAAAGTTCTTCTGTTGGTTATTCGTATTATGTACCCAGAATTGATAAACTTATTCTAGATAAATCTGGAGATTTTAAACTAATTAAAGGGATAGCAACATCAAATCCTAAGGAACCAGAATCTTCACAAGATTCTATGGATATTGCCACAATTAAAATACCAGCATATGTTTATAATGTAGATGATATTTCAATTTCATTGATTGAAAATAAACGATATACTATGAAAGATATTGGGAAATTGGATGATAGAATTAAAAATTTAGAGAATTTAACATCACTAAGTTTAATAGAATTGGATACAAAATCTTTACAAATTACTGATGCAGATGGTTTATTAAAATTTAAATCTGGATTTTTTGCAGATAATTTTAGAGATAATAAATTTATAGATATTGCCAATCAAGATTCTAATAGTACTGTGAATACATCATTAGAAGAATTGACTTCAGATATTTCCATATATTCACTAAAATCTAAAATTTATCCTAATGAAACAGTTAATTCTGAATCGGAAGATTTTTCGGCAAATATAAGTTTATTGGATCCAAATATTAAAAAAACTGGAGACTTATTAACACTCAATTATTCTGAAGTGGAGTGGGGAGATGTATCTCAGTTATTTGCAACTAAAAAAGAATCTATAAATTTATCCGGTCTTACTGATTATAATGGATATGTAAAATTAAGACCATCTTCAGATGCATGGGTAAGAACTATTAATACGGATGGAAAAGTAATTATTAAATCTCAAAGTGAATGGAAAGATTCATTTATTTCAAATTTAATTTCTAGCAGCAAATTTAACAATAAAATAAGATCGAGAAATGTAGAATTTACTGTAGGTAATCTTTACCCAAACACTCAGTATTACTCTTCATTGGACAGTAGAAATGATGTTGATATAATTCCTAAACTTTTGCAAGTTTCGATGATAACTGGAGTTTTCCAGTCAGATGAAATTGTCGAAGGTTATGTTGGATCGGAAAAACTGGCATGTTTCCGTCTTTCAAATACCAATCACAAATTTGGTCGGTATAATTTACCAGATGAAATATATTCAGAAAATCCATATTCACCATCCAATATATTAAATTCATATTCACAATCTTCTTCAATTTTAAATATAGATACTTATTCTTTATCAGATAATTCTGATGGAAGATTTTATGGGTATGTGCCATTTGGAATGATTTTGGTTGGAAAAACTAGTAAAGCTCAGGCAACAGTATCAAATCAATCTTTAATTTCCGACAGTGTTGGAGATTTAATTGGATGCTTCTTTATTAGAGATCCATTATCAAATCCAACTCCACAAACAACATTTAATGTTGGAACCAAAATATTTAGAATATCACAAACATCAGCATTTAATTCAACATCAACAGTAAATTACTGCGAAACAAATTTTTACACTAATGGATCTCCACAATCTTATACCAATAATTTTATTATTAGGAGACCAGTTTTATCAAAATCTTTTAAAAATATAACAAAAGATCCGCTTACTCAAACATTTAGAACTGATAATTCTGGAGGATTTTTAACATCGTTAGATTTATTTTTTGCTGAAAAAGATAACTCTGAGAAATTAACTATTGAAATTAAAGAAGTGGATCTTGGAGGTTCTCCTACCAATAATGTTGTTCAAGATTTTTCCAGGGTTCAAATTTCTCCAAGTAAAATTATAATTTCTGCAGATGGAGAAACTCCAACAAATATTAAATTGCCGTCACCACTTTATTTGGAACCAAATAAACAATATGCAATTTCGTTAAATTCACCATCTTCCCAAAATTATAAAGTCTGGATTGCCGAATCAAATAAACCTACTGTTGCAACACAAAATTATCCCGATACCTTGCAAGTAACATATTCAAATCAATATGTTGGTGGAAATCTTTATAAACCACAAAATGGGACAACACCAATTTCAAGTCCATTTGAAGACTTAAAATTTAGGTTATATAAAGCAAAATTCTCAAGTAAATCTGGAACTGCATATTTTATGAATCCAGATCTTTCTGGAAGTGGGGATGATTATGACTTTAATATTCAAAAATTAACAAACAACCCAATAACAATGTACCCAAGAAAATTAATTGTGGGTATTTTGACAAGCACAAATTTGAGCAATATTTTAACTGTTGGCACAAAAGTTGCTGAGGGGGCAAAGTATGGGTATATTGAAAAAGTTGGAGGTAACATATCAGGAATTTCAACTTCAAATGTTGGATCTGGATATTCTTCCGGAGCATATACTTCCGTACCATTATATACTATAACTGGATATGGGAGCAGTGCTACCGCAAACATCACTTTTGCTTCTAACGGAACAGTTTCTGTAGTTTCAATAGCAAATACTGGAAATGGGTATGCGGTCGGTGATTTATTGGGAATTACGACAAGTTCAGTTTCTAAGGGTAGAGGAGCAACTATATCAGTTTCTTCTATAAGCACCATAGATACTTTACGATTAACAAACGTTAAGGGTCAGTCATTTACTACAAATAATTCTATATCATATTATGATGGGAATACTTTGGTTTCTTTATCTGGGACAACAGTAAAAAGTACTTCTCTTGCAAATGATTTGTATAGGGGAGATGTTATTAGAGTAAATCAATACAATCATGGAATGCATTCTTTAAGTAATAGGGTTATAATAAGTGGAGTATTTCCAGATACTGTACCAGAAAAACTAACAGTTGCAATAGTACCATCATCTCTAACAATAGGTGTAGCAAATACTGCAACATTCACGACATTTGAAGGAAGCGTTGGAGTTAATACTGGATATATTTTGATTAACAATGAAATTATATCATATGATAGCGTTGGTTCTGGAGTTTTAAACATATCCACAAACGGTCGAGGAATTAATGGATCTACCACAAGAAATCATTCAATCAATGATTTAGTTTATAAGTATGAATTAAATGGTATGTCATTGGTAAGAATCAATACTACGCACGAAATTCCAGATGATTCTTCACTATTAACGTCTTTAGGTGATATTGATAATTATTATTTAAAATTATTTGGTGGATCAAATACCATAAACTTTACTGAAGAAAAAACATCAGGATCTTCAAATTGTAAAGCAACTCAAAACTTCCAATATAATTCAATAATACCCCAATTCAATACACTATCTCCTCAGAATACATCAATAAATGCATCTTTAAGATCAATTACAGGAACAAGTGCTGGTGGATCTGAAATTTCATTCTTGGATAATGGATATGAATCAGTTTCATTAAATAACAATAACGAATTAAATTCTCCAAGAATGATCTGCTCAAAAATCAATGAGACTACCAATCTTACATTCATGCCAAGATCAAAATCTTTGATTTTAAATATCAGTATGGATACAACAGATGAAAATGTTTCTCCAGTAATTGATATAACAGAGTCTGGAACATTTATTTTGAGTAGAAATAGAATTAATAATCCAATATCTAATTATGTATCAGATTCTAGATCTAATAACCTGATAGGAGATCCACATTCTTCGGTTTATGTTTCAAATAGAATTGATTTATTGCAACCAGCAACTTCACTAAAAGTTATAACAAATGCATGTAGAAATTCTTCTAGTGATTTTAGGGTTTTGTATAGATTATTTAAATCGGATTCTAGTGAAATTGAACAATCATATCAATTATTCCCAGGATATAATAATCTCAAAGATCTAAATGGTGATGGTGTTGGTGATATTATTATTGACCAATCTTTAAATGATGGATCTTCTGATATTTTTGTTTCATCTGATGAAAATAATAATTTTTCAGAATATCAATTTAGTGCTGATAATTTGGAAGAATTTAATGGATTTGCAATTAAAATCGTTATGAGTGGTACGAATGAAGCATATCCACTAAGATTCAGAGATATTAGAGTAGTTGCACTGGCATAAGAATAATGATACCAATTAATGACCATAAAAATTTATTTCGGGATGAAAATTCTGGAGCAATTGTAAATGGTGATACATATGAATATTTACAATATGTTAAAATTAAAAATCAAAAGAAAAAACAAAAAAATGAAATAGATGATATTAAAAAAGAATTGGATGAAATTAAATCTTTATTAAAGGAGTTATTAAATGGAACCTGAAGATATTCAACTAGATTCTATGGATAAATTATTTGAATATGAAAAACATTGCAGAATTATTGATAATTTAAATAATGTTGAATTGAAAAAATTTTCAAAATTGTATTGTAAATTGTATTTAAAACAGCAAGAGACTATTGTCAATCTTGGCAAAGTGTAAATATAAATATACTGTAGAATATGTTCTCTAATAATGGCGTCCGTATATGTAAATAATGTTGTTATTAACTGTGGAGCAACTTTTACACAAGAATATTTTCTTGAGAATAGTTCTACTAATTCTGCTTTAATCTTATCAAATTCGACAGTAAATTCTCAAATGAGAAAATGGGCAGGAAGCGTTGGAGTGACAACATTTACAACTACGATAGTAAATCCATCTGCCGGACAAATTAGAATTGGATTGGGATCAAGTGCAACTTCAAATTTAAAACCTGGAAGATATATTTACGATATATTGATCACTGATAATGGTACAAATGTTGTAAGTAGAGTTGTTGAAGGTATGGTGTTAGTTAGAGAAGGAGTTACACGATAATGTCCAAACCAGCAAGCAAACAGCAATTGGTAGATTACTGCCTTAGAAGACTGGGAGCTCCAGTTTTAGAAATTAATGTCGACGAAGATCAAATAGATGACCTTGTTGATGATGCATTACAATATTTTCATGAGAGACATTTTGATGGTGTTGAAAGAATGTTTCTCAAATATCAAATTACGCAAGAAGATATTGATAGGGGAAGTGCAAGTGCAAAAAGTCCTAGAGGATCTGGGATAACTACAACAACAGGATCATCAACAATTAATGGAGTTTCTAAAACATTTAATTTTTACGAATCTTCTAATTATATACAAATTCCAGATTCTGTGATTGGAGTTGAAAAGATTTTTAAATTTAATTCTAGTACTATTTCCTCTGGAATGTTTAGTATTAAATATCAATTATTTTTAAATGATTTATATTATTTTAATTCCATTCAATTATTGCAATATTCTATGGTTAAATCATATCTTGAGGATATTGATTTTCTTTTAACAACAGATAAGCAAATAAGATTCAATAAAAGGCAGAATAGATTGTATTTGGACTTTAATTGGGAGGGAAATAATCCAGGAGATTTCCTTGTCATAGATTGTTATAGAATTTTGGATCCAAATGATTTTACTAAAGTATGGAATGATAGTTTTTTAAAGAAATATCTAACTAGTCTGATTAAAAAACAATGGGGTCAAAATCTTATTAAGTTTAGGGGAGTTAAACTTCCTGGTGGAATTGAACTTAATGGAAGAGAAATTTATGAGGATGCCGAAAGAGAATTGTCAGAAATTAGAGACAGAATGACTACAGATTATGAATTACCACCTTACGATTTTATTGGATAATGGCACTCAATCCTTTCTTTTTACAGGGATCTCCTGGAGAACAACGTCTTGTACAAGACTTAATTAATGAGCAACTTAAAATATATGGGGTTGAAGTTTCATATATTCCAAGAAAATTTGTAAGAAAAAATACAATTTTGAGAGAAGTTACTTCTTCTAAATTTGATGATAATTTTTCAATAGAAGCATATGTAGCAAACTATGATGGATATAGTGGATCTGGAGATATTTTAACCAAATTTGGAATGAGTCTAAGGGATGAGGTTACTTTAATTATATCTAGAGAAAGATTTGAAGATTTTATATCCCCATTTTTGGAGGGTATGGATGATGATGAAATAATTTTATCAACCCGCCCAAGAGAGGGTGACATAGTTTATTTTCCTTTGGGTAAAAGATTATTTGAAGTTAAATTTGTAGAGCACGAGCAACCTTTTTACCAATTAGGTAAAACTTATGTTTATGAGTTGAAGTGTGAATTATTTGAATATGAGGACGAAGTTGGTGGAGACAATGATTCAAATACTACTATTGAAGAAATAGATTCAGTATTGCAAACTCAAGGTTATATGACATCTTTAAAATTATTTGCAACTGGACAACGAGCAACTGCTTCAGCAGGAATTTCAAGTGGATATGTTAGAAAAGTTATTTTGTCCAATGATGGATATGATTATGTTGGAATTCCAACCGTTTCATTTACTCCAGCACCTACGGGTGGTATAACAGCATCTGCAGTTGCAATAACTACGTGTAAAGGTGGAGTTTGTTCTATCAAAGAGATATTATTAGTTAATCCAGGATCTGGATATACAGCAACTCCAACTGTGACAATATATGCCAATGGAAGTGGTTCTGGGGCAGATGCTACCTGCGATTTAGTCAAAGGTTCGTATGGTGTTGGTATAGTCGGAATACAAACGTATGGTCAGGGGTACGCAACAGCGCCAGTCATAACGTTTAGTCCTCCTCCAGTAGGAACTGGCGTAACTGCACGGGGAAGGGTTGTTGTAGGGGCAGCAGGAAGCATTACACAGGTTCTTATTTTAGATGCTGGAATAGGATATACTTCATCCCCATCTATAACTATAGATCTTCCACCTCTCATAACTGGTATTGGTACTTATACATTCAATGAGATTGTTACTGGATCCATTTCTGGTACAAAATCTAGAGTTAAATCTTGGGATAAAGATACTAATATTCTTCAAGTCGGAGTAATTGATGGTGCATTTATTCCAGGAGAAATTATAGTTGGATCCGGATCTTCGGCAACATATACCTTACAACTCACATCTCAAAGTGAATTTGCAGATAAATATGAACAAAACGATGAAATCGAAGAGGCAGCAGATCTAATTTTAGATTTCTCAGAATCAAATCCATTTGGTAACTACTAATGCTTGGAACATATTACTATCACGAAATAATCAGGAAAACTATCATTTCTTTTGGAACACTTTTCAATCAAATATACATTAAGCATAAAGATGCTAATGATGCTGATTATAGTGAAATGAGAGTTCCCTTAGCATATGGACCAACTCAAAAGTTTTTAGCAAGACTTGAGCAGCAGGCAGATTTAAATAAACCAGTTCAAATAACATTACCAAGAATGTCATTTGAAATGATTTCAATCCAATATGATCCATCTAGAAAATCTGGTGTAACCCAAACATTTAAAGTTTTGGATGGACAAAACTTAAAAAAAGTTTTTATGCCTGTTCCATATAATATTGGATTTGAACTTAATGTACTAACAAAATTAAATGATGATGCGCTACAAATTGTTGAACAAATTCTTCCATATTTTCAACCAGCATTTACTTTAACGGTTGATTTAGTAGATTCTATTGGAGAAAAAAGAGATATTCCCGTTGTTTTGGAAAATGTTTCCTTTCAAGATGATTATGAAGGAGATTTTTCAACTAGAAGATCTTTAATTTATACGTTCCAATTTACTGCTAAGACATACTTGTTTGGACCAATTGCAGCATCAACCGATGGTCTCATTCGTAAAGTTCAAGTCGATACTTATACATCTACAGATGTTATATCTGCTAAGAGAGAAATGAGATACACGGTTGAACCAGATCCTATTGATGCGACACCGGATGATGATTTTGGATTTAATGAGAATTGGGATTTCTTCCAAGATTCCAAAACATATAGTCCAACACAGCAAATTGATATTTAATAAATTATGACGAATAGTTATGGTGGATTGGATAAGGCACTTAATATAGAAAGTGATATTGTTGACGTTAAGGCATCCTCCAAAGAAATTAATATTCTTCCAAAAGAAAGTAGTGATATTAAAAAGGATTATGAATATACTAGAGCAAATCTATATTCATTAATTGAAAAGGGGCAGGAAGCAATTAATGGAATTATGGAACTTGCTGGTGAAGGTGGTAGTCCTAGAGCATATGAAGTTGCAGGTCAATTAATTAAAAGTGTTGCTGATACAACGGATAAATTAATTGATCTTCAAAAGAAACTTAAAGATGTTGAAGAAGATGCACCAAAAACTACCAATAATGTCACGAATAATGCATTATTCGTTGGATCTACATCAGAATTGTCAAAAATACTTAAACAAGGTTTTCTAAATAACAATAAGGAATAATTTTTTTTATTGTGCAGAAATTAAAATCTCATAAATCAGTTGAACAAATTGCAAGAAAACACCGTATGGATGTTTCCGATATTCAAAAACAATTGGATATGGGAGAACCAATTGAGCACGAGCATACTAAGAATCATAAACTTGCTATGGACATTGCTCTTCAACATCTGGACGAGTTTCCAGACTACTATACAAGACTTAAAAAAATGGAAGCATCTGCGAAGAAGGAGCACAAAAAGTTCAAAGATGTGAAAGAAGCAACTGATGGAATTAAAGCAAAGGATTATAAAGGCAGGTTAGATAAGTGGTTTGATGATGGTGGATGGGTCCAAACTGGTGGAAAGTATGATGGAAAACCTTGTGCCAAACAACCAGGACAAACAACAAAACCTTATTGTAGAGATCCTGATGATCGTGCCGCAATGGATGAAGATGAAAGAAATAAGAGATCTGCTAAAAAACGTAAAGAAGACCCAAATCCAAATAGAACAGGTGAAGCAAAAATGGTAACTCAAGAATCTGCTGGTGAAAAAGATGCTTGCTATAAAAAAGTAAAATCAAGATATAAAGTTTGGCCAAGTGCATATGCTTCTGGAGCACTTGTCAAATGCCGCAAAGTTGGTGCCGATAGTTGGGGAACAAAAACTGAGGAAATTCAAATGGTAAGATATTGTCCAAAATGTGAAAAAGAAGAAACTAGAGATGAGTGTAAATATGGACCTAAGTATTGGGATATGTTTTCAACCCCAGTTGCTTTGGCATCAAATTCGTATGATCCCAACAAACCACATCCAGCAAATGAAGAAAAGGATCACGAGTATTCAATGGCTCGTTCAGAACTTTCAACTATTATTTCGGCAGTAAAAAGACTAAAGAAAAAAATGGGTAAGGGTGAGGGAAATGTAGAGGCGTGGGTCCAATCAAAAATTACAAAGGCGGCAGATTATATTGATACTGCAGCAGATTATGTTGATAGTGGTGAGATGAAATCCGAGAGTGTAAGTTTTAATATTGGATCGGATCATACAAACAGAAGAACTACAAATGCTTCTAAAAAACTTCAAAAAATGACAACTGCACAACAAGGACAGTTGCCATCACAGAAAGTAAAACAAGTTTTAGGAACAGATATTCCAAGATTTAACAAAGAAGAAACATCGGTAGATGAAGAATATAGAAATATTGCTCGCAAAGCGGGTGCGATGACTCAACAGGCAGCAAAATCTGGTGTTACTGCTGGTGGCGCTCGAATGGGTGCAAGAGCACTTAGAACTGGTGGTGTTAGAAACGCCATTCGTCAAAAATTTGGTCTTTCTCCAAAACAAAGAAATCATCCTGGTGCTGATGAGTTAGACACAATAGCGAAAGAGGCAAGAAGGAGAGCAGCAACAATTACTGCTGTTCAAGCATCCCATAAACCAGGGGTAGCACAAGATCAAGAAGCAATCAATAGAAAAAGGGGTGTAGAAAAAAATAGAGAAAAAATCAAAAACGCATATAATCAAAGTGAAAGTGTAACCATTGAAGATGCCAACGGAAATCATTATGCAGAATTTATTGATATAATTAAACCAGAACCATTAAAACCTTCAAAGGGAATTGGTAGTGATATGCTTGATGAGGCAGGAAAAAAATGTTGGCCAGGATATAAAAAGAAAGGAACACAAAAACTTTTTGGAAAAACTTATAATCGTTGTGTAAAAGAAGGAAAAACTTTTAGTTCTTTTATTGATGAAGCAAAGAAATCTGAGATGAAGTGCAACTCCCCAAAGGCCGAACCCGTGGGTGATTCGCTCACGGGAAAATCTCACGTAGTTAAAGCGTGTGCAGGTGGAAAAGAAAAACTCATTCGTTTCGGTCAAAGAGGTGTAAAAGGTTCTCCAAAGAAAAAAGGTGAATCAAAGGCATATGCAAGTCGTCGTAATAGATTTCAAACTAGACACGCAAAGAATATTGCTAAAGGACCGATGTCTGCAGCCTTTTGGTCGAATAAAGTGAAATGGTAAATTATGAATGAACTATCAGAACTTTTTAAGTTAGTAGCAGAAGATAAGAAAAAGAAAAAAGAAGAATTTGATTCTGTAGTCGGAGACTTGGGATTGGATTCACTTTTTAATGAATTTGCTACACTTAAGAAAAAAGAGAAAGAGAAGAAAGTAGAAGAAGAGAAGAAAGAAGAATCTATTGTTGGTGAAATCAGTTTAGATTCTGTTTTTGAGAAAGTTGCTAATCTAAAGAAAGAAACTAAAAAGAAAAAGGTACAAGAACAAAAAACAGTCAAGGCATTTGAGAAATGGTTGTATTCTGAGACACCTAAAGAACAAGAACAAATTAT